ACCTGGAACTACAACGATTAATCATAATTTACAAGTTGCTGGGAATATAACGTTTGGTAGTGGCACTGAGTTGAGTGCAACCGTCATCAATGTTGACGACCCATTAATTTACTTAGCAACTAACAATATCGCGGATACATTTGATATCGGATTTATAGGAGCATACGCACCAAATGCTGGGGATCATTTACACAGTGGTTTGGTCAGAGATGCGTCTGACAAGAAATGGAAATTATTCAGTGGTGTATTAGACGAGCCCTTGCTTGAAACTGTTGATTTTACAAGTGCAGTGTATGATGGATTAAAAATTGGTGGACTCGAGGCTTCTACCGGATCTTTTTCTTCAACAGTATCAGCCACTCAGGTAACGTCAACTATTACTACTGGAACGGCACCTTTTGTGGTTACCTCAACAACACCAGTTGCTAATTTAAGTATTGGCGGGAATGCTGCTACCGTAACAACAAACGCAAATTTAACAGGTGTTATCACCTCTATCGGTAATGCAACCTCGATTGCTAGTCAAACTGGTACCGGTACCAAATTTGTCATGGATACTAGCCCTACCTTAATCACACCTAATATTGGAGATGCTACTTCCACCACTATCAACAAAGTTACAATTACCGCGCCAGCATCAAATGCAACACTTACACTAGGAAACGGATCAACATTAGCAACATCCGGTGCTCATAGTATCACATTAACATCTACTGCCGATACAAATGTCACATTACCGACCTCTGGTACATTACTAACTAACGCAGTTACTTCATTACCAGATTTGATAACAGTTGGTAATATTACAACCGGTACTTGGACTGCTAGTTTCGGTGCTGTTTCTGGTGCAAACTTAACCAATTTAACAGCTGGTAACTTGATTGGTACTATCCCTAGTACAGTTTTAGGTAACAGTTCGCTTTATATTGGTACTACATCGGTGGCATTAAACAGTGCTGCTGGTTCATTATCGTTAACTGGTATTGATATTGATGGTTCGGCTGGTGGGTTAAAAACAACCGGAGATCCAGTTGTAGTAAGTGGATCTGGTGCACCATCAGCAAATCAAGTTCTAACCGCAACTAGCCCAACAACTGCGGAATGGAAAACCCAAGCAGCAAGTGGTGTTACTTCAGTTAGCGGTACAGGATCGATTAATGGTTTAACATTAACTGGAACTGTTACATCGACTGGTGATTTGACGCTTGGTGGTACATTGAGTGTTGATTTATCAACTAGTACAGTTACCGGAACGTTACCAGTTACACAAGGAGGTACTGGGGTTACGGCAAGTACCGGTAGTGGAACTAAATTCGTATTAGACACAAGTCCGACGTTGACAACACCAGATATTGGCAATGCAACAGCAAGTTCAATCAATAAGGTTGTTATCACCGAACCAACGAGCAATGCAAATTTAACATTAGCCAATGGGTCTTCATTAATTACTGTCGGTGATTCACACACATTATCGTTGACGACAACTGGAAATACTAGTGTTACTTTACCAGTGTCTGGTACATTATTAACCGATAGTTATAGTGTTAATATTGGTACAACATCGGTGTCATTGAATAGAGCATCGGCTACTTTAAATCTCAGCGGAGTTAACATTGATGGGTATGCAGGGGCATTAAAAACAGCTACTGGGAGTGTTATTATTGGGTCTACTGAACCAACAGCCGGTCAAGTACTAACGGCAATAGATGGAGTATCTGCATCGTGGCAAAATCCAACCGGTGGTGGAGGCGGTACAGTGGGAGATACTACCGGATCTGGCACAAAACTTATGCTTAGTGTAAGTCCAACTATTACCACGTCACTTTTGACTGATAGTACATCATTTGATTTACTCAACACAACAGCGACATCGCTTAATATTGGCGGGGCTGCAACCGCAATTAATATGGGTGCTGCCGGTGGTACTACAACACTTGGTGGAAATCTTGTAGTAACTGGGACCATTACCTACAACGGTAATGTGACATTGGTCAATACGACCAGCGTTAATGTTTCTCAACCTTTGATCTTTTTAGCAAATGATAATACTACTGATAGTGTTGATATCGGTATAACTGGAAAATATAACGATGGTTCTGACAAGTATACCGGTTTTGTTAGAGATGCTAGCGATAGTGGTACTTGGAAATTATTCAATGGGTGCACAACCGCACCAACTACAACCGTAGATTTTGCAAATGGTTCGCTAGTGTACGCCCCATTGAAAATAGGTGCATTATCTGCATCCACTGGTACATTTAGTAGCACAATTACTGCGACTAAGTTTAACAAAGTTACACTTACGGCACCAACTACCGGTGCAACGTTAACATTAGCTGATAATTCAACATTATCAACTGCTGGTGATTTCACCACTAGTGGAGCTTATGCGTTAACGCTTACTACAACTGCTGCTACTAACGTAACACTACCCACGTCTGGTACCTTATTGTCATCTGCTTCACCTGCTATCACAACACCAACCATTACTGGTTTGAAAGAAACCCGTATTGCGATGCCAGCTAATGCTATTGATTTGGCAACCGGTAATTATTTTACCAAAACCATATCAACTGCTACTACATTAACAGTAAGTAATGTACCAGCATCTGGTACAGTTGGTTCGTTTATTTTAGATTTAACCAATGGGGGTGCTGGTGCGATTACTTGGTGGGCAGGTATGAAATGGATTAGCGGTACACCGCCAACGTTAACTGCATCCGGTAGGGATTCATTGGGATTCTATACATATGATGGAGGTACTACTTGGACTGGTCTTGTATTAGGCAAAGATATCAGGTAATATATAGGGAGTTTAGTAAAACTAAACTCCCTTCTCCAATTCTAAGATTGTTTCAATTTTAGTTTTGATGACTGAGTTACTCAGTGTGGTTTTTAACCCGGTATGTAGATGGTGTGGTAAGTTATTCATGCCACACCAGGCTACTGTATTTGAAGCAAGGGTTAGAAATTCATCATTGACCAAGCAAACATAAGTCCCGTATTCAAATCCTTTATCTTTTGACAAATAAAGTTCAATTGGAACTATTTTTCCTGAAGAATAGTAAGTCATTAGCTCTAACGAATCTTCTAAAAGAGAATTGAGCCGCATAAATGTAGGTAAAGTCCATTTAGAATTCTCTAAAATAAGCATTACTCTACTAGTGCTTTTTGCCAAGTAGAGCAAGCCAGCCCTTTTAGAATTAAGCATCTAGTTTAAATCCCCAGTATTCGTGTGCATATTCACCTTCGAATGCTTTAAGCCATTGGGTTCCATCCCAGCGATATTTGATGCCAGTTCGTAGATTTTGAATGCAAGGATTACCTGGCGTATTAATATCCCAAACAGTAACCCAAGAACTTCCATTCCATTCTATTAGTGAATCAGCATGAATAACTGGATCACTTCCATCTGAATTTTTCCAAGCATCTGGTCCATCGTAGTTTGCTGTACCCGTATTAACACTTGAATTAACATCATCTAACATCAAGTAACGAATACCTACTGGGATATCGGCTTGACTGCCAAATACTTCGAGTGGATTGAACTTATAAGGGTCGATAATCGCATCGATAGTTCCACGTGCAGCAACACCATTGACTGTACTCGCAATGATAGTATTAGAGGGAACTGTATCTTGGTCAAAAGTAACTAAGATAATAGTTGGGTCGATATCATAAATTTCAAATGTACCAACCATATCATAACCTGAAGGTTGTGTGAAATGCACTTGGCTTAGTGGTGTCTTTTTACCAATAGCTTCAACTATAGCATGCCAGTTTACATGAGAATCAACCGAGGTTAGTTCATACACATTAGGACCTTTATCAACTGCTTTGAATAGGGCGACTTTGAAGTTAAGAACGTCAACTCTTTCCCTAACATTAGCCGTAATATGGTCAAATATAAGCTGATCGATATTAACTAAATCACCACTTTCAGTAAAGACATTGGCAATAACAGATTGAACAATACCCATTTTCTTAACTTTAGCAGGTGGAGAAATCCAAATAGGAATAGTAAACTCTAAGCTACAAACGTCTATTTCTGATTCTAAACCTTGTGGAATTTGACGCGAAGTAAAGGTAATATTCTTCATATTAACAACTGATAAACTAGTCCAATCAACGAAATTATCATTGGTTTGTAATTCCAAAGTTGGGTTGAATAGCATCAAGATTTGTTCAATTAACTGCAGTTTTTGGTCAGTATTACTTGTCCATAAATCAGTTTTCATTGTTAACGTATAAGGCGATGGCATTAACCGTTCTACTGTGTAGTTACCACCTTGTGTATTTTGATATTCCACGGTAGCACCCGAGCCAGTATAACTTCGCTGTCTTATATTGATTTTACTTACAAACGTAGAATCAGAAGTTCTATCTCTATCCATTTCCAATCCGGTAATATAGCACCCGAAACGAGGAACTGTTGACATTTTATTTTCTGAGTTGTCTTTGATGATACTAGCCACTTGTCGCGTCATATCACCGTACATAACTGGAACATGTCTATCTTCTGAATTGGTTCCACCGGTTCTGTACTTGAATCCAATAAAGATTCTCATAAACTGGGTAACATACCTTCTTATCTGACCGTCATAATTATAATCCACGTTAATCCGCCTCTGGTCTTAATGCTTTAGATAGACTTTGTTTTTCTTTAATTGCATGTCCATCAATAGTTGCTACTGTATCATTGTTAATAAACGTACCTTTTTGATTTTGTCTGACTGCTTTACCTTCAAACTCATCACCAACGCCAGTATCGCTATAACCAAAGTTATTAACGTTCATACGTACCGAATCTTCAATTTTAATCCATCTTAAACCATCAAATTGGAATAATCTTTTTGGTTGGTAATCTGTTCTTAAACAAAATTGTCCGTTAACAGGTGCGATCGGGAATGAAATACCGGCAGTGAACTGTGCACCGTTGGGTGGTAAACCATCACCAACCAAATAGCCAGAGTAGCCATTTAACGTATTAGGCTGTAGTGAAGTAGGTGAAACTGTACCAGTATAACCAGACGGACTTTGGAATGCCATTGAAGCTGTTGTTCCAACATAGATAGGGTCTCCGTTTGCATCGAATATAACATTACCATGCTCATCAGTAGCTTGCTCTTGTGCAGAAACTGACATGTCATAACTAGCTGACGCAATTTCAACTAAACCATAACGATCTTGTCTCATCACATAGAAGTTTTCAGTAGAATAGCCACTTAGCGGTAAATCTGCATCTGCTTGATCTAGCACCGCATGGGTAATTTGCATTTCTTTTTCGTAGGTTGACATAATATCTCTTAGAGTCAAGTCGCTTTCACCATCTTCATCAGCCAATCCACTTAAGATATCTTTGAATTCTTGACTATCAACTAATGGTTTGCACTTAGCTCTATATAGATGTGGATACCAAAGTGCAGAAAATCCTTGACTTGCTCTACTAACTTCTTCTACTACATAGAATCGTTTTAGGGCAAATTGTAAATCATTTAATGCATACTCATCTTTTAGATGCGGTAACTCAATAACATCACCTGATATTATCTTTCTACCTAACTTTTCTACCGTATCATTGATATGGAAACTAATGAATATAGTATCATTCTGCAAGAATAAACCAAACTGACTTAAGTTAAAATCGATATCTTGTACATTATAATGTCCACGTAGTACATAAACCGATGGGTCATACTTTCTATCTCTATTTTCTAAAAAGAGTAAATCTTGAATATGGGTTGGGTCGTCTGTTGAATATATGGGTGTTGTTGGTGTGTTTTCAGCTGAATCACCTGGTCCAATATAACGGTGGACAAGCACATCTACTCCACCTACTTGGAACATTTCCCAGATGGTATTGTCTATAAACTTGTAATCGCTGCCTTTTTCCGGCCTGTAGAGTGAAAGTCTCGGCACTTGAATCTCCTAGTTTTCTAATATTTAGGTGATTTTTAGCCTAAATACAAGCATGAATACTAATATCGATCAAGCAAAACAAAGTGTATACGATTACTGCAGAATATTCCTGGCCGATGGGCTCGTGGATGTGGAATTGGATCCAATCCATTATGAAACTGCATTAAATCGAGCACTTGCTACATTTAGACAACGCGGTGATAATTCCGTGGAGGAAAGTTATGCTTTCTTGACCTTAACAGAAAGTCAAAATACTTACATCCTACCTCAAGAAATTCAGCAAGTTCGTCAAATCTTTAGACGATCTGTTGGTTCTCGTACTGGTAATGGTACTGGTGGTACCGTATTTGAACCATTCAATATGGCTTATACGAATACTTACCTGTTAAGTTCAACTAATATGGGTGGTCTATTAACCTATGAATTGTTTGCACAATACCAGGAATTAGTTGGTAAGATGTTTGGTTCTTATATCGCATTTACTTGGAATCCACAATCTCGTAAGTTGTTTATCGAACAACGGCCACGCGGTGAGGAAGAAGTTCTACTACATGTTTACAATACACGTCCTGATAGCGCAATTATTAACGATACCTATGCTGGTCAATGGATTAAAGATTATACACTTGCTAATTGTAAGATAATTTTGGGTCAAGCACGTGAAAAGTTTTCAACGATTGCTGGTCCACAAGGTGGTGGTACTTTAAACGGTGCCCAATTGAAAGCAGAAGGAAATGCTGAGATTGAGAAGTTGATGGTCGATTTGACTACTTCTGTTACAGGTGGTAATGGGAGCTACTCGTGGATCATTGGATAATTGCTTGATATATATAATGTTTTTATCTAAAAGATAATTAACCTACATCGTCTATACGGCTCGTCGCTAACGCGACTCGCAATCTACCTATCAATTCACACACAATAGCGAGCACCGCTAGGTGCGAGCCAATTACCTATTACAAATAACCCATCGTTCAGCTAAATACATCTAATAATAGTCCATTAGAAATCCTTAGAAAATCGGCTAAAAGATAAGGGAATTATCTTTTAGCCACCCTAATCCTTCTTTACATCCCTGCCAAAATGCGATATAATAACCTAATATCACATTAGGAAATTCATATGTCAAACAAACTTGTAATCGGTATCGTTGGTAACATTGGTTCTGGTAAAGATACCATCGCGCATTACTTAACGCAATTTCACGACTTTAATCAACTTAGTTTTGCTAGTTCACTCAAAGATGCGGTAGCCAATGTATTTGGATGGGATAGAGAACAGTTAGAAGGTCGTACCCAAGAATCCCGTGAATGGCGTGAAGAAATAGACTCTTACTGGTCTAAAAGATTATCGATGCCAACCCTAACACCACGATGGGTGTTGCAACACTGGGGTACTGAGTTGGCTAGAAAGAATTTTCATGATGATATTTGGGTTGCTAGTCTTGAAAATAAGATTAACAAATCGAATACTAATATTGTTATAAGTGATTGCCGATTCCCAAACGAGATTCAGGCTATTCGTGATTTAGGTGGTTGGGTTATTCGAGTACAGCGTGGTGAGTTACCTGAATGGTATGCCGATGCTGAATTGGCATTAAAAGGTTCTATCGTTGGTATTAATAGTTTACAAGCTAAGAAAATCCATGCAAGTGAATGGTCTTGGTTAGGTACTAAATACGATATACTGATTAATAATGATGGTA